ATGTTTTCTGTTGCCTGAATTGCCTTGATTGTGTTAGGACCGAGTACGCCATCAGTAGCAAGTTTCAGGTTTGGATTCCTTGAATTTAGGAAATACTGCACGGTTGCGACATCTGCACCTTTCCTGAACTGAGCTTGCTGTTGAGGCTGTGCGGCATTTTGAGCTTGCGGCTGCTGGTTCTGCTGTTGCTGCGGAGCCTGCTGTTGCGGTTGAGCTTGCTGCTGTGGTTGTGCAGCTTGTTGTTGAGGCTGCTGGGTCTGCTGTTCGGTGTTTTGTGTGGCAGGGGCAGCTTGTTGTGGGAAAACATTATAGGATGACGGGTTATTGAAATCCATCGCCTGCGGTATATTACGCTGACGAGCTGGGTCTACTTCTTGTGCGGCAGGTGCAGCTTGCTGTTGAGGCTTCTGGCTCTGCTGATTGTCCTTAAACACCATCGGTTGAGACGGTTGCTGCTGTTGCGGTAGAGCCTGATAATTCCACTGTTTGTTGATGGATTCTTTTTGCTCTGGTGTTACGGCTTGCTGGTTTCCTTTATTGGAATCAGTCTTAGCCTTCGCATCTTCAATCAGTTTCTTACCCCTTTCACGGTCTTGTTCGGACATTGGGGTGTAACCCTTGTCGTCCTTGTCGTCCTTCTTATCCTTGTCTTCCTTCTTGTCCTTCTTGTCCTTCTTGTCCTTATCGTCTTCCGCTTCTAGGCATATATTGTTAATGTCCTTGATTGCGGTCTTCATCTCCGCTGGGATATTCAGCTTGTCAATAGAAGCTTCAAAAAGAGATTTAAGCATATAGATACCCTATATTGTATTCTGAATCTAGTTTATACCGTCATTTCCATTAGAGCAGTTTTTGTAGGCGTTTCTGGGCTTGCAGTTCAAGCATATCACCCCACTTTGGACCAAACTTGGAGTCAATACGACTACGGTATTCTTTTACCTTTTCAAGCACAGCCTGTTTAAGTGCATCGCTATCCAGACTTCCATTACTATTGTTACCGACTTCGGACAGGGCCAAATTTATAGTGTCCTGAATGGACTTCATGGCGGCATCTTCCTGCTGCCTGCGTCTTGCTTGTTCCTCAGGATTAAATGTCGGCATGGATGAGTCGCTTTCAAGACATATCTTTCGCAACTCGATTACGCTTTGCTTCATCGATGGGTCGATGTTTAACTTGTTGATTTCGGACTCGAAAAGGTTCATTGTGAGTTCTCCTAATTGGCCTCAACCGTATTGAGGGCTATCATTGTTTCGCTAAAATTGGTCTTTACACCGAACATTCCCTTGTCTCCCTTGTCATAGAGGGCGAAATAGAACGAATAGATGGTTTCCTTGTTCGGGTTGATAACGTCCGATACGAACGTCTTGTACTTGCTTGCCGTATGGTACGTGAAGTATAGCCTGCCGTTCATCATTCCCCAGTCGAACCAAACTTCGCCCTCTGGAATTACCGTTCCGTCGGAAAGGGTGGTTTCATCGTTGCTGAGGTACTGGAAGATGGTATCACCTGGGGTGTCCTCTACAAACTGGATGGTCGCCTTGAATGTATATGACGACTCGATGTCGCCCTTGGCGTTGTCACCAAACCAGTTGAGAATCTTGCTCCAATCAACGTAGTCTTCGACGGCATATCCGCCTTCGACTTCCTGCCCGTTGCCAGGGGCTATGTTCGGAATGAACTTTCTCGTATCGTCATTGACGGCAACAAAGTCACGACCGAAACCACTCAGGTCGCTTTCGTGCGGGGTGTCGTAATCGAAGTTGAAACGGAGTAGGTCAAACGACGGAACTTCTGCAGGTCTCGTAATGTCGTCCGTAACCGATTCGCAATAGGTGTAAATCGGGATGCCATTTTGGTCAAAATCCTTTGGCAGTACGTAGTAGTCGGGCGATGTTTCATTGTCTGTCTGTGGGTTATCGACTGTTTTTGGGTCATCATAAGGAACCCCAGGAGTCTCCGAGTTGTACTCGTCAACCCCGCAAAGTTTCAACCCTTCGTGGTAAGTCGTTGTCGTGAAACGGTCAAATAGCAGGAGCTGTTTTAGAGACACATCCTCGTAGTATTTGGAACCGTCGGCATCCTCTTTTTGCATCAGTGTCGTAGACAGAGTATGCAAGATTGAGTAACCTTCCCTGATAGTGGGGCACACGGTTTCCCACAGCTTTTTCTTCTGCTGGATAATGTCGCTCGGGTAGACAAGTAGCTGTTCCCTGTGGATAAGGTCTTCGTCGATATTGAAGTTCATCTCGGCGTACTTAATCATCTCTGGTGTCTCGTACGGCCTGTGGTACACTCCGTAACAGTCAATCGGGTAAGTCACCTTGTAAACCTGTTGTTGTGCATCGGCGTCGGTAACTTCATCATTAAGTTCTGTCGTATTGCTATTGACGACCACGATAACTGGTCGAGGTATCTCTGGTGCGAAATCCCACTCCTTGATTACAATAGTCCTGTACTCGTTGAAATAGGGCTGGATATTTTCTTTTATCTGTAAGATATCGGATATGTTGTCCGCCTGAAACTGCAACTCGAAGTGGAATACGTAAGGTGTCGGCTGGATGTCCCTAATCCATCGGTCTGCCGACCTACTGAAAATCTCTCTCGCATAGGTTGGCTGCGGCCTGTTGCTCGGGTCAGGGGCGTCGCTTACAAAACGGACTGACCCTATCGGATAGGGTACGGTCTGCTGTTTGTACTGGGTTGATGACCAGAAGTTCGTAAAGTTGGCGTTGTTGTGGGTGATGAGGGGAATTTTCGCACTCCTAGAGTAGTCAACACGATTCATGTCATCATACTTGTTGACATACATGTTGTTGAACATGTCCATAAGTCCAATTAGGATTTTCTCAACAGTGCGAACGTAGTAAAAAGGTCTCATATCGCCTCACATAATCACAGAATAGTTTATAACCTGGGCTGCCAGAATCCGACTTTATAAACTATTTCTGAATACTCACGGACGTTTCATGACCAAAGAAGACCAATTCCGTCAGGCCATATCACAGCTTGGCCTCCCCAAAGTACAGCTAGAAGCGATTTGCGACCTCCACTCTACCGTTTACGAAGCGATTGACTGGAAAGGAATGTACGACAAGTTGTCTAATCTGGACAATTATCCTAGGGTTAAGAACGCAATCAAGGTAGGTGCTGCCGCTCTTGCTGGTGTTGGCCCTATCGGCGGTGTGTACAACACGATTAACGGGGTTCCTGAGGCTAATGACAAGGTCATTGAACAAAAGTATGAAAACCTTCCTGAAAGAGACACTTCCTTTGTCGAACCCATTCCCATCAATACATCTACTGTGCAGGCGGTTGATAATGATGCTGACGAGAAGCAGCGTGATACGGTGGAATTGAATCAAGGTGGAGAAGATATGGAAGGAATCAGGGATGGCTTTACCGTGAAATTCCCTGACGCAACCGCAGCTTCCTCACCCGATATTGCAATGAGGAAGTTCATTGAAGCAAACCTTTCAGAAAATTTCAAGAACAGGACTACACCTAAACAGCAAGCCGCCCACATCGACCGAGTCCTTAAAGCTGTCAAGAATACGGCTAAGGTTACTGCCAGCAGGGGTATCGGCGAGGCTGAACTGATTGCTCTTATCTGTGTAGAGAGCATGTTTAACGACAAGCCGCAGACTTCATACTATAAGGGAATTGCACAGCTCGGACCTGATGCTATAAAGGACGCAAGGACTCATGCAGGGAAGTTCGGGCTGGGTTCCGCACCTATGAGAGATGCGGAGATTGTTGAAGATGCAATCAACATGGCTGCAAGTTACCTGCTGCGAATCATGTACACTAGCGAGCGCAGCAACAAGGTCATTATGGTAGATGGTAAGGAGCAAGACAAAAAAGAGTTTGGTGACATGAGGTTTGTCTTCGCATGCTACAACGGTGGCATCGGAGATTTCCCGAACCAGTTCGACCATAACAAAGATGTGAGCATCCCTCAACTGTATCGAAAAGTCCTTCGTGGCGAAATGACTCCTAAACAGGCGAAGGATGTAAAGGGCAGCATGAGAGAGGCCCTTACCTACCCGACCAAGATATTCAAGGTTCTTGATTACCTGAAAAGTATCGGTGTCCATACGAATTTCGGTTCAGAAGGTTATATTTATAGCAAAGCGAAGAGGTGAGTCTATTGAATTACTTGGCTATCTATTACGGTATAATCAGGAAGGCACAGAAACGGGAATATGTAATAGGGGAGCTATGCGAAAAGCATCACATAACCCCAGTTTCGTGTGGCGGTAGCAACAAAAAGACCAATAAAGTAGAACTTACACTTAAAGAACATCATATCTGTCATCTTCTAATGCTTCGGGCTGGCATCTGCACGTCGTATTATTTTTCAAGACTTTCGTCAAAACAATATATTTTTATGAAAGAAATGGAAAAGACAAAGTATGAACGCAGCAAGCACAAACAGAAAACCCGAAGACGTTACAAGGCTCGCCAAGTATCTCTTGTTTAAATACGCACCTATTACGCATGCGGTTCTCGGATATGCCGAGTTCGTCTTTGATGATGTCAACACGGTGGCAAGCGCCGTAGAGAACGGCAAGCTCTATGTCAAGATTAACCCTGATTTCGTATCTACGCTCGAACCTCAGGAACTTGCGGTGATTTTCTATATCGAGGCCGTCCGAATCGGTCTCGGCCATGTGACCACCCGTCTATACAGCAACAAGCAGATATCCTTGATGGCATCTGACCTGATTGCCCTAAGAATGGGCCTGTGTTCCGATATTGGGGTGAACAACACGGCTTACGGCAAGATTTTGTCTAAGGTTTCTAAGTTGGAGACCAACGTAAACAACCTCTATTTCAGCAAGTTCTACAAGGAATACGATTACAGGAATGCGAGCATCGAAATCCTGTACAATTTGCTTACCGAGGGCCAGAATGGTGGTCGAAATAACGACGGCGAGAAGAGGGATGACTCCAGTAAAAAGAACCCGTCTGGCGGAATGTCTACCTACCTGAATGATGAAACTAGGGCCGACGAGTGGAATGCCGAAAGCAGCATAAACGAAGCGGTTGAACAGGCGGCTGTTAACGGGGGCGGAAGCTGGGGAACGGCTGATGCCAACGGTGTGATTAGCATGCTGTCGAAAGCGGAAAAGAAGGTACAGGGTCGTACGATAATCAGAAAGTTTGTGTCCCAGTCTGTTGAATGCGGGTGGCGTGAATGTAGGTTCAAGAGGAACCGTCGTTTCGATTTGATGTACCCCGGTCATATTGCCGAGTACAAGTCGAAACTGCTTGTTGCGGGCGATGTCAGCCGTTCGATGCCTACAAGTGCCGTTTCTAGGATAATTTCCCTGATTTTGGCCGTTGGAAAGGATGTCGATATTGATTATTGCTGGTGGAATACCAAATGCACCAAGCCCGTCCATTTGACCCCTATGATGAAAAAGAAGAAGCAATTTGCCGTTTCCACTGGCGGTGGAACCGACTGCAACTGCGTTTTCCGAATGCTGGACACCTGCCGAACTAGGTATAACGGCATAGTTATCGTAAGCGACATGGATTTCTATCCCGAGCTTAAACTATGCAAAAAGTACAGGGTTGGCAAGATACTGTGGGTTAAGACGTGTCCAGACAGGGACCCTCCCAAACAGTATGCCCGAAAAGTCGTGGACTTGAACGAATTGGAACAGTAAATTTTGAATCTGTTTTTTGTGCGTGGTTATAAACTATTTTTGATTGAATTTATCGGCTAGACTATGACACTGGAACGACTGACGAAAGAAATTGACGTATTGACCTATAACGCAAGAAGCGTCCTGAACGCATTGATTAGGTCTGTACTCAGATATGGTACATCAAACGGATACACTGTTACAAAGAGTTCCGTCGAACTGACGCTGACCAGAAACGACATTTATCTCCTTTACAGGCTGTATAATGAATGGGCTGGCCTCGGTTTTGAAAAGGATACCTTTGAGGCCGCATGCGACAATGTGCGTGAAAAGTTCATGCCCGCTGCGAATGCCAACCCGCTCCTTGTCGCCGATGCCGATAGCGACGAGCTGCTTCATGCGGTGGTTACCCACTCGAAGATTTTGTATCTGAATTCCAGCAACAAGAAGGAAGATAACCAGTATTGGATTGACCAGATTATCAACGCAGCCGATAAAACCGTCATCCTGAATTCATCTCCAATTCCTCTCAACCTGAGAACCCCTGTGTTCGACGAGAACATGGAGGTGGACAAGTATTCCCAGTATGAGACGTACTTGCTTCCGATGGGCTACTACATGTCCCTTATCCTCGGTTCTGCGGGTGATGAGGTTGACCATGTTGCTGGCGGAAGAAACTGGTGGTTTGATGTCGATAATGAGTTCAAGGTAAGCGCCCCAAATATCGTTCTCGGTGGAGACGACGGTACTGACAGGTTTACATACAGAAGTGCCGACGAGCCTTCCAGCGGAGGTGTCTACACCTCTTATGGTTACAGTCTTGCCTATGGCTATAATACGAAACTGCGTGGTCTTCACGATACGGTTGGCGGTTGTTCCACCTTCGTTTTTGGTAACGATTCACACGGAATATCCCATAACTCAATGATACAGGCAAGGTACGCAGGTATCTACGCTGGTTTGAATAACCAAGTTCATGAAGATAACGGAATGACAGCAGGCGGTGAAGACCTTGTTGTTCTCGGTAGTCACGGATTTGCGGCAAACCGTTTCAACACGGTTGGATTCCCTGGCATGCTGTTCAAGGTTCCTAATCTCACAAAGATTGACGAGAACTGCGAAGTCGTGACAAACGTATGCGCCCCAGAAACATCAAAGACGCTGACAAAGTACAATCCGACCAACATTCTTGATATCTACGCCAACCAGAATGAGTTGACTCCAACCACTTGGTCGAACTTCAAGGTCGGTGACGAAGTTATCATCTATGACCAAACCATTAACGGAAAGAACTATCTGGACTGGTTCGGTGTCGAACTCCGCCACCAGATAACGTCAATCACTGGAATAGAAGACCACGGTTCATACACAAGGTTCATCCTTAAAGACAACATCAGGTACAGCGAAATAGGTGTCGATGGTGGTCGTGTCGCAAGGTACAGTTCTAACGATTACACGAGCTATACTTACGAATATTCTGGTTCGTCATCTGGAAAGACCCGTAGGTACTTCGGTGCAAACTCTACCGCATTGAACTACCTGACGATAGCTGCTGGGTTTAACCAGACTGTCGCAGGATGCGCCAACTACCCGATGGTCAACCCGAACTTCATTGTGGGTACTGGTTACATCCCAGAAGGTGACGAAATCCAGACCCAGTATGTCGGTCTCGGTGTGTTCGGTAGTGATTCTGACGGATATATTCACAGTAAGGTATATCGTCAGAATTCGTTCATGGTGGCTAGGGATTATATTCAGGCTGCAACGAGTTCATACCTCATGTTTGGCATGGTCAATGACCAGAACCAGACTGACATTGCCCACTGGGTTTCTACGACGGATAACAAGAACCACCGTGAAATGTACTTGGAAGCCGTAGACGGCTCTCTTGAAGTTGCATGCAATGACCCGAAGGACAAGACTCTTGATACCGATGACTATCAGCAATACCATACGAGCCATATCGGCCTAAGCAATAACAGGATGGTTATTGGTAGGTTTACTGACCGTTCGAAGGATGCCGACAAGAGCTGTCTCGCTGCAATCAATTTCTATGACAAGACTTGGTTCGCAGACCATGGCGATGTGAACTCCAATAAGATGCCTCGTAACACCGCACTCGAACTCTTGGGTGAAAATGCTATCCGTGAATTGAAGACGAACTTCAATATCACGAACGGTTTCGTGACGAAGGATGGTTATATCTGCCAAAGCAGATACGCCCCAGAAGGAAGCTATGGCGTATGGCAGGATAACATCGTTGCTGGCGGTTTTTACTACGAGAGTGAATATATTGGTATAAGCAGTGCGAATACACTGTCGTTGTATTCTGCAGAAATGGTTCACATTGCCGCCAAGAGTAAGGTATATGTTGCTGGCCCTAGGTTGGAAATTTCAGCTTCCACATCAACCATTGGAACACTTGCTTTGACAGGCAATGCAAAGAGCCACTGCCATGACTGGGTTTGCGGTTGCGCAACTGTTGATAACAAGAAACAACCTGACTTCGCCCGTGTGATGTACGGTGGCTTCTTGATTGCAACCTCAAATGACGTGCATTATGGATGTACGAACTACATCTTGCCTGCCCGTGACGGATGTTGCTGGGGTCTTGATGAATTCTCTGCTGGCGGTTCAGTATCGGCCCACATCTTCTCGTCGGTCGGTGGAGACAACTCGAAGATTCCTGGCTACGATACAACGTGCAAGAAGGAATCGGTCAAGTTGATTTTGCCTGGACCTGGCCCTGTTGACCACGTTCACCCTGTGATGATGCGTTACAGGGAAGCCGAGGTTACCAATGGTCAGGAAACTAAACCTGAAATCATGCAGGTTGACAAACTTGCTCTCGTAGATGATATCGTCATAAGGCGTAAGCTTCATGGCGTTAATAACACTGGTGTAACAAAATGGGTAAAGATAGCCTCCGTGGGTGTTCCTAATCCTGTAAGCGGCGTACAGTGCTTTGTTGCAGCTTCATTTGTGGTTATGGCATCTGGCGCTCATGGATGTGCTAAACGAGAAGTTCATTTCAATCTCGTTGGTACTGGACCTAATGCCCAATATGTTGTCAAGAATTCGTATTCCATTGATAACAAAAGTCGTACATCAGGTTCCAACAATGCATGTGGAAAGGTGATAGCTGTAATGACTAACCAAACATCAGGCGCTCCGTCTGATACTATGCCAGCGTATTATGATATTTGGATGGAAATCTATGACCTTGATTTCTTTACCGTATATCCATCGAGCTTCACCGAAGGACAGGGGTATGTCAAATGGAAGGAAGCGGAATTCGCCCTAAAAGATGTTAAGGACGAAAACTGGGTGAGAAGTGGTGAGCCTACGCCGACGATTACTACCCGAACAGATAAAAAATTCGAGCTGGCGGTGTAACCTAATTTATTGGAGTTTTTATGGCACAGACTTTTTCAAACGCATTTCCTATTGAATCTATCGGTCGTGACATCGCAAGGAACAACTACAATTACGAATCGATTTTCAATGCCTTGATGGAATGGAATAATTCTGAAAAGGATTACCTCACGGTACGCCTGATGAAGAACAGCGCACCGTATTTCCATACATGGACGATTCCTACCAAGAAGGCCCAGTCCAAGACTGCAAGCATCTCTTTGGTAACTCCTGTTGCCTCAAAGGCGTTCGACCTTGATGGTGAGTACGGCATGGTTGCAGCTACTGATGCGACTGATGAAGGAAAGGATGATGTAGTGATTCGCCTCAATGTTGTCAACAATGGAAACACCCGTTGGAGGGCGTTCATTGATGCATTCATCTTTGACAGCAAAGAAGCTGCTGAAACTCTCCCGTATGCAATTTACCGCAATGCCGAAACGGAAGGGTACAGCCTATATGTGGTTGACTCGGCCAAGACTTCAACGGCAGATGCACAGACATCTCTCATGATTTCCGAATACAGTTCGAACACGTTCAAGCAAAAGAATCACGTTGTAATCAATGAGGGTTCAGTCTATGTGGTAACTGCTGGTGATGGCACAGAGTTGCTTCATCTTACAGACCTAGGAACATCAAAGGCTGTATATATCGGTTCTGTGTGGGCATCTGGAAAGTCATACAACAAGGGCGACCTTGTTGCCAAGAAAGACGAAAGCGAAAATTACCACCTGTTTGTAAACCTTGCCGATGACAATGCCAACCTTAGCGACCCTGCCGATTACTTGGGCACTCTGGTTGATGGCAGCTATGTTGATTATGCTGGCGAGGACCAGCTGTGGAAGGAAATCGTCCTTCTCCCGATAAGCAACGAGTTTAGCGTATCATCGGTAGTCAGGATGAAGCCAGACAATGACTTTATGGGCATTGTTCTGCAGAATGTAGGTTCGGATTATGCTGATATTGGCGTCAATATCGGTGTCGAAGGAAATACCAAGTACAAGATGCCTGACAGCACTTATGCTCGCAGGGTAGGTGTGTTCAATACGGCAAACTACTCAATGTTCCCGTATTCGACCGCTGATGCTTGGGTTGACGGAAAGACTTGTGAATATGACCCGAATGTTCCTATCACGGAGAGACAGGCATACAGTGCAAGCATGGTATTCGACCATTCAGCGGAGGATGTATCTACCGTCAACTACATCAATTATGACGGACCTGACCTTGACCAAGGTCTGTGTATCTACCTTCCCGTTCACGGAAAGTCCGATGACGGAACTGGCGAGAATACACCAGAGGACGGATATACCTTCGACTTCTTCTTCCGAATATGGCCGACCCCAGCATACAACGGGCAGTCTACCAATGACCTTATCATCAATAAGGCACAGATTTATGTGTACTCCGTTTATGATGCGGACGAGGCAAAGGGCGGCTCATGTACGCTTAACCCGATAGCGAAGTTCAGTATGGCAAGGCTCACAAACTTCTATGTGTACGATGAAAACATCGGTGTGCCTAACAGGCCCGTGATGTACCGTGCATCCTTCGTGTATTCAGCAACGGATGGCAAGTGGAAGCTGTTTGACTACTACCAGCTGCCAGACCATGTGTTCATCGGCCCTGTCGGCTTCGTTGACCCGACTAACAAGGGCATTATGGATGATACAAGACCTGGAAACGAGTACAAGGGCTATGAAACTGCTGGTTTCCCGATGTTTGCCGACCCGTTTGAAAAAACTTCGTTAGAACCTGTGTCAGAATAGACTTTAAAAAATGTAATTTAGTAGTGAAGGAAGGTCGAGATGTCATACAATTAAGTTGGCATCAACACCATGGAGAAAGATGCATACACGTTCAGAAATAAATAAGTTTCTACGATGCTATAAATGCACTGGAAACCAGAAGACGACAGCGCACGATTTTGCCGAATTTGCACATGTGGACCAGAAGGATAAGGCTGGTGGAACATTACTATCCCATATTGAGAGAGTTGTAGATTTTCTCGAAGAAAACGGTTATAGTGAGGAAGTTATCCTCGTAGGGTATCTACACGACATCTTGGATAACGGTGGGTTCTGCCAGACTGATTTAAGCATGTTCTTCCCCGAAGCTGTGTGGAAAGCTGTGAGCCACCTATCCCACAACAAGACATCTTGTCGTGAAGAGTATCTCAGCAAAATCATGGAAAACAAGTATGCCACCATCGTAAAGATTGGTGACTTGACTGACAACATGATTATCACACGCAAGGAATATCCTACTGACAGGGAATACTGGAAGACTTGCAAGTACAATCGAGAGATTGAACGTCTGACCAACAGACTGCGTGAATTTGGTGATGAATAATAACCTTGATACTCAATATAACAAAGGCGGCTTTAAGCCGCCTTTTCCGTTTAGAATAGATTGTCAAGGTCGAAGCCGTCTCCCGAGTCCCCTTCGGGTGCTGGCTCTTCGGGCGCTGGCTCTTCTGCGGGCGGTGCTTCCGCCACTGGCTCTTCCGCAACGGGTTCTTCCACTGGGGTTTCTTCCATAGGCTGTTCGGGTGCTGCGGTTGTACCATCGTCACCGAACATGTTGTCTAGGCCTAGTCCGTCGGTGTCGGCGGTAGGACTTTCCATAGGCTGGGTAGCCTCGGGGAACCCTGTGTCGCCAGTTTCTGCAGGAGACGGGGTTTGACCGAATAGTTCAGCCTGCTGCTGAGGGTCAGGCTGTACGGTCTCGATATCATCTCCCTTGTGGTCGAAGATTTCCGTGCCTTCCTTCTTGTTTTCGTTAACGCCAACCATTGAATGAACCTTGTCCATAAGGCTGTCTACACCTTTTGTTTTGGTCTGATTGATTTCGGTCTTTTCAGGTTCTGTCTTAGCCGCATCGTTGTTTGTAGGGGGCGTTTGCGGGGCCAAGTTGGATTCCATCAGGCATTTGCGGTATGCCTTGGAAATGGACTCGTACAGTGACGGTTCATTTCTTTTGAGATATCTTAGTTGCTGGTTGAACGTTGACATTGCGTTATCCTACGATGTTATTGGTCTTTCCGTTGGCAACTGCGTTGAAGTTCTTTTGAAGGTCGTCGAGTTCGGTATTGAGCTTTTCCTGTGCCTGAGCAGCTGCCTTGTCATTTTCTGCCTTCTGCTTTTCGATTTCTTGGAAACGGGCTGCGAGCGACATTGCCTGCTGCGAGTTCAGGTTGTTCAGGTCACCTTGAATCGTTCTCGGCTCGACCTTCTGCTGGCCCTGTTGCTGGACCTGTTGCTGGCCCTGCTGTGTCTGAGCTGCTGCGGCTGCATTCTGCTCTGGCGTGTTTGCGGTAGAAACCGATGTCTGCGGCTGTACGGTAACAGCAGATTCAAATTGGCCGTGTTTCTCGTTTTTCAGCCATACGTCGTGGAGTGACTGGATAGTTTTCTTGAAAGCGTCGTCATCGACGTATTCGTTGATGAAATCGAAAAAGTTCATTGTGCTTTCCTCATGGAATTGCCTCTGATTATAGTTTATATTCTTGGGCGGATTTATGTACCAGATTATAAACTATAATTGCAAAAATGGAGTGCCGATGGAAAGCAGAAGTATAAAAATAAAGGATTATGTAACTCACGAACGTGTTCCTGTTAGGGGCGATTCCCATGGAAATTTTACGCTGAGTCCTTTAGGCTTTCCATTCGTGAACCGAAGCGGATATGAACCTGGCTTGCCTCCTCCAACCAAGTTTACAGCGGAAATGCTGGTAAAGCCTGATTTGATGACAGGGGAAGCCTCGGTTACACCGATTATGGTGTACAAGGATAAGTTCGGCTTTCCTCGTACAGACAGCGACCACGACACGTTTAAAGTTGATGCCAAGCTGACAAGTGATGGCACTGGCTACCAAATCTCCGACGAACATGCTACGTTCTATGCTGGATGCCCAGTAACGATTGAGGTCGAGGATGCTACCTATGAGTCGATTAACGGAGATTATACCGTTAACAGCGAGAACTACATTATTCCGCAAACGCTTGTTCCTGCCACTGGACTCGCATGTACAGTGACATTCCATCCTGAACGGGTTGAAACATCTGCAGCTAATCCGTTGTTTGTAAGGTTTACTAATAACGGAAATAACAGCGGTATTTACAAACTCGTCGTATCTCGAACGCTAGGTTCGGAAATCTTGTATTATACTTGGATGTACAAGACATCTAATGCTGAATATGAATGTCAAAATCCAGGCGAGGTCACGTTTGATGGAACGGAAAACGACAACGTTCATGACCATTATCGAAACAGGGTGAGCGACGAGGAAGTTGCCGACTATCTGCGTGACAGGCTTGGTGCGGCTATTGATTGCGGCAAGTTCCGTGGTGCCGAATATCCAGTCGATGCTCACGGATTGCTGGTAAAGTGGTTCCTGAGTCATGGAGCAATCGTTCACTCGATTGCTGGAAGGACTGTTGTTCTTGATGGGTTTGGACATGTTATTGACACGAGTGGATTAGGCGACTGTTCTGGCACTCCTGCGGACAATGACCTGTTGCTGTCTAACATAGGTCAGCTGCATGATTGGCTGATGTCAACTGCTGGTACTAATGAATATGCGGACTATCCGTCAGAAACTCCGTTGACGAGCGATAACAACAACATAAGGCTCGCCAATGTAACTTCTGGTGAGAGGCATACGTTTGTTATTCAGCAAGACTTGACAGACATGGCGTCTACTCCTCCGAGAAGAACATTCATCCATTTGCCTACTGCATTGGACCTTGCTGATGGAACCGAGTTGGAACTTAATGTTGCGTTGCCCGTTGTAAGTCAGCCAAGTCCTGTTGGACAAACTGACGAGGCTGTTAAGGAGGCTCTTAAAAGCTTTACTGACTATGTGTCGCAGCCTATGGTGTATATCTTGTCTGGAAAGCAGACTCCTCTTCCAAACAATGCGATATTGAATGACGATATCACCACGACGGAAAATTCGTTTACGTTTGTTCCAAAACATACAATCGAGACGGAAGCAGAGAAGATTGCATTTGGTTTGTACAACCGCCATGAATGCCCAAAGACGTTCCATTTTGTTGGAAATATAAATCAGAACGGTTCGATAACAGTGGATGAACCGTTCCCGTATAACCGTTCAAGCAGAAGATGGAAGATGTATTCCAAGGATGCGACTTGCATGGTCGATGTAAGAACGGTTGAAGGTGAAACTGGGGAAGAGGGATTGACGGAACATGATACCGACAGCGGAGCTTTCGATAGCACTCAGACGTTTTATCCTGCTGCTACGGAATTGACTGACCCCAAACTGCTAGACGAAGATTCTATCGTAGCCACTATCTATCCTACATCTACGAACACGTTCCCGTGGAGACTTAACGGAAGAAACCGTATTCGTCACCTTGGCTTGACGACAAATGCCAACGTGGACTATGTTAGTGGCGGGGCCAACCCGTTGACCAGACTTGTGTTCGAAATGAACGAACGAGTATATGATGCCCTCAGCGGCATATACCGTGGATTCCGTCCGAAGTCTGAACTGCGTTATTGCGAAGCTAATAACAATACCGCAGTAGGAAATTCTGTTCTTGGCTCACTCCTTAGGGTAACTCTCCCGTCATCACTTGATGCTGATGTTGATGAGGAGGACAAGGATAACATGTATGTTGTCCGCCGTGCAAGAAAGGCTTTCTACGACCTTATTGGCGACTTCAAGGTGGCTCGTGTTGGCTATGTGTCGTCTAGGGAGTTGTCAAGCAAGGCAAATACAAAGTGGGGTGATGGAACTGATACACCGCTTCCTCAACTCAATGGCGACACCAGCAACCTCCAACGACTCAATGACTGGGAAACAAAGATAATCCATTTACCGAACTACTGCTTGGGCGTGGATGCAAATTTGGAAAGAAATCTTGCCTATGCTGGCTGGAACGAGTACACGCATAAGGATAGTTTCAGAATATTCTATGATGATGCTGTTGACCCATTCGTAGAATCTGATGGATATGGTACTTATGACGTAGGTAATACCCGCTATTCTGATTTAAAGGACGATGCGGGAACCACTCAGAGGACGGTTGATAATTATTTGGACGACGCCGAAGATGACGCCCCGTTCAACTACACCGTGGAAAACAGCGTGTTCAAAATATTCTTGCCTAATCCTACCGAAAAGACTCGCAACCAATATGCTGCATTTGTTCACGGATTCCTTGAACTGCCTGTAATAAAGAGAGGCCTTAGGTCTATTTCGTGGCTTTTCGTTGATGAGAGCAATCTTGGACGAAAAAGCGAATTTGACAACCGTGATATGGAACCGTTCTATCCGAGTTCACATGTAATGTCCACAGACGGTGTTGCGTTCCCTGACGTTAGTAGGAATGCATTGCGTCTGGTGGCACAAAGTACAGACACGGACGTTAAGCGAGCCCTCCTTGCTATCCCTGATAAGGTGGCTATATACAATAATGATGATATTAAGGAGCTTAGTGCTGAACTTATTTCAGTCAACCTGAGAGCAGAAGCAAAGAATAAAGAAGTGGTTGACTACATGAAGTCTTTGCTGACTATGTATTCCAACGGAATGCCGTTGCATCTCTATGATGCACATAGGGCAATCAATGTTGGAACAGTTGATGTGAACGGACCGTTTAGCGCACTTCTTCACGCACATGAAGTCACTTTGTACAATGATAATGCAAGTGACCGAATGGATGCTCAGCATAAATACTGCGACCTTGCTGTAAATAGTACGGAAGACCAAGGCCCCGAAGATGTCAACATGACATATAACTTCATTTCCAATAATGATACAGACCCAGATGCGGCTCCACTGTCACTGACGACTCCGTTGGAAAATGTCTCGTCTTCGTTTATTTCAAGAGAGTTTGCTGGTATGTACACAAGGGTGCATGTCAAGGTTATGTTCTCGTCGGCTCTCGGAAGGTGGATTGTTAAGGATTACCGTCAATATCCTACCTGCTTCCTGACACCTCTATATGGTGCCAAGACAATCGACTATATGGAAAAATCTTATGCCTTTGGCAATCCGAAGTCCTATGCAAACAGAGTTCAAATGAGCGAAGGCGTTGTAAACAAGAAGTTTAGCGCTAGCAAATATGTCGAGGCATGTGAAAAACAGCCTCTATGGCAGTTGCCTTGCGGGGCTGGTAGCGACTATACAGATTCTCTGTACAAGCGCTATGTCGAACAGCCTGCAATGGAAATGAACCCAGGTTGCGTACCGTTCCTGTTGGAAAGCTTCCCGTACGATGACGAAGGAAAGTTGAATGGAGCAATCAAGTTCAGGAACTTGTATGAAAGCATTTCGACCCCGATGGATGCCAACGGTGACCCGAAGGAAGGTTCTGTCCCAGAGGTTAACTTCTGGAACATCAAGCTTCATATCAGGCCTGCCCGTAGTGCATACCCAGGTGCCGACATTCCTAGCGATTCAGCAAGGACTGGCGGAACCCTTGGAGACCCGACTTTGGGCATGTTCCATGACCTTCCCGAAGAAGAGGAAGAAGCCACTGAAGACAACAGTTCCGAAGTAGTTGAAAATAATTTTTCAGAGTAGCTTTAAAAAAACATATATTTCACATTAGAAGTTAAACCCTCTAATGTTGAGAATTTAAATATGAAAACAAGTACCCCCGAAAGCGGGTTCGTGGTCACTCTGAATGCTGAACAGAAGGAACTCTTCAAGATAGCACAGAAGTATGGCTGGAACCGCCAGAAACTACTTGATAATGCACAGAAAGAAATCGATAAGGCTGGCCTTGGAATTTCCAAGGATACTCTACGCAAGCGTTTCGACCGTCTTTCCGAAAGATTCAACTCCTACAACGCTGCTTTGAATAAGGACGAGGAAACTCCCCAATATCCGCAGGATAAGGAAGACCCAGTCGAAGACCGTAGAGAAAGCGAAAATACCTACTTAAAAAAGCAGTTGAACAGCCTCCGTGCCGAAAACAATAAGCTCAGGGTTCGTTCGTATGTTGCAACCGAGTTGGCTGATGCATTGAAGACGGAACTTACCGAAGTTGAATACGACAAGTTCTACATCAATGTCAAGAAGGCTAACGACGGTGAAAACCACCTTGTTCTTCCAATTTCGGATGCTCACTATGGCGAAGTTGTTCCAAGTGCCAGCACCCACGGAATTAACGAGTACAATCCAGACATTTCCAAGGCACGTCATATCAAGCTCTTTGAAAAGGCTCTTGAAATGGCCCGTGACAACAAGTGCGGAACCCTTGACATTCTCATGCTTGGTGACCTTTTCTCTGGCAACATCCATGACGAACTCAAAGAGACTAACGCTGGCCCGCTCACTAAGCTCCTTATTGACTACTTCAAGTTCATCGTAGGTGCTTTCAAGAACCTAAAGAACCAGTTCAAGAAAATGAATGTTTACTGCGTAGTTGGTAACCATTCCCGCACAAACCAGAAATGGCAGGCAAAGAATAAGGCATACGATAACTACGAGTACATCCTGTACAAGTTCATCGAGGAAGCCTTTGCCGAAGACAAGACCGTTTCCATCCATGTTTCCGAAGCTCCGTCTGACATTGCCGTAATTGGCGAACAGAAGTGGAAGATTGAACATGGTGACGCATATCGTGGCGGCGGTGCATTCTGCTCCCCGATTAGCACGGTCACCAGAGACAACTTCAAGGACTACGGAATGTTCATGAAGATGGGCATTGATTTTGACGTTGCCATCATGGGTCACTGGCATCGTGGCGGTGAATGGTTCCTCAGCGGCAAGTGCATCCCTGTGTTCCTCAACCCGTCAATCGTCGGCCCGAACGAATACAGTATTGAAAAACTCCACGAGACTTTCCCTGCATCCAGTTACATATTCGTGACAAACGGCAAGGAAATTACATCTCAAACCCTCTTCATGTTGCAATAGATTATGGCTTCATTTTCAAAGGCAAAGGCTCATATACTGAGGTTGGCACCCGAGACGGCTTGTGTCCTTATCGGGCAACCTGGTATTGGTAAAACCGAGTTCGTTTTCGACCTTGCTCAAACTCTTGGTCTTGAACTCGTCAAGCTCCGTTGTGCCGAAGCTGGTGAAACGGGTGACCTTAGTGGTCTTCTGAGGGAAGTCAACGGAGTTCATTCCCATACGATTCCTGACTGGCTTTCCCACAACAAGCCCGTGTTGCTGTTCCTTGACGAAATCAACCGTGCCAAGAAAGATACCATCAACGCAATCATGCAGCTTTGTACCAAGGAACAGGAATTTCTTGGTCACAAGTTGGCACCTGGGTCAAGGGTTATATGTGCGATGAACCCGTCTAGTATTGCCAGTAACGATGTTGACGAGTTGAACCGTGCGTTGTTCTCCCGTATGTCCAGAATAACCATTGATGTCAGCAAGCCTGACTGGCTGGCATGGGCTACGACGCATGGCATTCACCCTGATATCATCAGCTACATCGACCAAGCTACTGACGAGCATTTGTTCAAGATGGACGACGTTGAGCAGTTTGAAGATGAAAACACGGTAAACCCGAGAGCGTGGGAAAACTTCTCGAAGATGTACGCCAACGGCATTAGACTTGGTGATTACAAGGTAGACCCCACGTTGATTCAGAGCGATGCCGCTAGCCATCTCGGCCCGAACGAGGCGTTGTGCTTCTTCTCTTGGCTGTGTACTAAGCGGATGTTCAATCCGCAGAATTACCTCCTAGAGACGAATCAGGTTAAGGTAATCGCTGCCGCAACCCGTGTCTCCAAGATGCTCGATGTTTACCAGACTGAATTGTGTAACAACGTGACCAAGACGATGATAGCACTTTTGTCTAATCCTTCTATGGAACCGTACAAGAGCACTATCGTCACCAACCTCTACCACCTGTTCGACCGTATATCCGTAGAACATGTGGCGGACGCATACGAAACATACATTCAGCAAGCAGCCCTCCAAAATGACAAACCTGATTGGTTTATAAAGCTCGCTCACACTAACGAGGAGACTTGGAGTAAGATTAAAACTATCATCCAAGGTCGTGGAAAACCCGTCGTTAATGTAAAAAAGTCTAAACAAACCAAGAAAAAGTAACTTTTTTCACGAAACCCCTTGCCAAAGGGGTTTTAATGTACTATATTCTTAGTCAGTGAAATGAAAAGTCTCACTCAACAAAAGGTAAAAATATGATTATCAAACTCAATATCGCAGGAATGCCTTCAACTCGTTTGAAGCTCACAAGCAAACTTTTCACCCAGCTTCACGTCGAACGCAAGACGGACGAATTCGGTCGTCGTGTGTCTACGTCTTGGACAACTGGTAACACCGAAGTTACTCTCGAACGTTATCATTCCAACAAGAACAGCAAGGATGTTGATGGCGTGATTTACGTCGGTCGCTCCTTCCAGCAGTACATGGACAAGTTTGATGCAGACCTCGGTCTCCGTCTTGCTGCCGTCCGTGCATTCACCAAGTTCTTCACCCTCAATGGACAGAATGCTGCAGACGCCAAGAAGCTTGCCGCAGTTGCCACTGACATCGTCATGGCAAACAAGGACAAGAAGAGCGCTGTTGTTGGTACTGCCGCACCTGCCAAGAAGGCTAAGACTGTTGCAAAGACCGCTGCTGCAAAGAAGCGTGGTCGTCCTGCTAAGGATGCAAAGGCTGTAGCTTCTACCGCACAGGCTTCTGTCGCTCCGAAGAAGCGTGGCCGTCCTCGTAAGCAGCCTGTCTAAGGAGGAAACATGAAGAAGGAATTCAGTGGCTACCTCAGTGCATTCACGCCTGCGATAAAGGACAATGTTCCTTTTGTCAAGTTCTCCATCAAGACCAGTGAGAGCGGTGCTGGAAAGCATCTTCTTGACGGTACTCAGGACCTTGACAATGCGTTTTCGAGCGTGAAAGATTTCGTAACGAACAAGGGTTATGGAAACACGAAGTGCGACCTTGATGACCCTCTTCGTGTTAACGTTACCTTTGCGTCGTTCTCCTACGAAGCATTCCTTGTCTCCATCGCTGTAAAGAAGAAGGTTGACAAGGAACTTGGCGACGTAGCAGAATACACCTTCAATTTCGAAAAGGACCCGAAGAACGATGATACTCAGTTCTGGTCTTCCCACCTCAAAGTCAAGGAAACTGACGACGGGGATGAACAGGATGATGAAGACGGAGTCTCTCCCGTCGATGCTGAAATCATGGCTCAGACCGACAGCATGCTTGGTCTTGACGAGGCCCCGAAGAAAAAGAAGAAAAAGTCTGGCTTCATCATGTACGCCGTTACGGTTGAAACACCTGAAGTCGAAGAAGGCACCGAAGATGTTCCGTCTGAGGATGCCTAATGATGAAGTATACACCAGATACCGATAAGGCGTTGGCATGGATTTTTATCCTTGCCATGGTTGTCGGCCTCTTGGTTTACTTTTTCCAAGGTTAGGATTGGTTTGGAGTGAGGAAGGGCTACCCTTTTGGGTAGCCTTTTCTGTTTACATATGTGCGCCTCTGTCAAACAGGCCGCAAACATTTTCCTCGGTTAAAACAATCCAGTTTACACCTCGGTCGATACACCAGTTTCGGGCAGCAGCCCATTTCGCTTGGTTCACCATCACTTCTTCGCATTGCTGGTAGTAACGGAGCATTTTCTTCTGGTGCGCCCTTACCTTCTTGGCGTTCGCACTTTCCTGCAATGCCTTCGGTGGCTGTGGCATTACTGAAAATTTCTCTGGCTTGATTTCGATGAGAAACTTGTTTATCTTGCCCTCGTTGTTCGCCTTGCACTCACAGTATATATCGGGGAAATACTTGCTCATCTTATGGAGTTTGGGCGACATATAATAGATTTCGAAATCAGGTTCGTACCCCCATTTCAGTACATAGTTGTTATTGTCCATCGCTTGGAAAATTCGTTCTTCCCAAGAAGACTTGCATATCGGTGCGGCCAGATTTTCCATGTACTTCTCTGGATGCACCAATTTGTAACGAGCGTGTTTCGTCTTTGTTCCGTAAATCATTTTGCCCCCTTTTCATCAAGAATTCTGTTTATTTGGTCTTCGTTGTAGTCATCAACGAGTTCGTATGTCACTTCAATCTCGGCAGGATATACGTCGATTGCAGCTCGTCCAGTCTGGTTTGACGGGAACGGTGTAAACTCCTGACTCATGTTTACTGGGAAGACCTTCTTGCTGCAGTTATCAAGAATCTTCGTGAGTTCGTCACCGGTGTCGCTTGACATCTTGTAATCGGCGAGCATCCTGAGCAGCTGGTAGTATTTCTCGGTGAAATATGGGCTTACCGTCTTGTCAATCAGGTTATGAGAGATTGAGATACACTTCTTCTCTTCTGATTTCGATATGGGTTTCTCGCCAACATTTACTTCGTTTTCCCTATCTGGTGCCGTCCTGAACTGGATAGCTTCCTCGACCTTGCTTGTCGGGGTGTTGGCTGCGGTAGACCTTCTATGGTCACTGCACTTCTTCTTTATTCCAGATGCTTCAAGCTGGGACAGTAGCGAATCGAACTGGGTCTTCGGGTTGTCACGGTAAATCTCACGGAGCTCGTAATCGGAGAATGATTTGTAACCGAGCTTTGCCGCAATGCACATGTCGTACAGGTCTGCTTCAAAGGCACCCTGCCAGAACGTGTCGTTAAGACGGAGGTTCTCGTTAATCTCCTTAATCTTGCCCTCGATGTCCTGCATCAGACCTGGGCAAAGATGACTGAAACATACCGTCCAGCTCTTGAAGGTGTTAATCATGTCGATTATCGACATTCCGTAAAATTCCCTGTTGTTCTTGTATTCAAGGGTGTAGATGAAGAAGCACTCGAAATTGCCAATCGTCTTGATGAAACCCGAAACATCGAACTTCTGGGTCAACAGGTCGGCATAAGCCTTGATAAGTGCCCTGAGGGGCTTCATGAGCATTTCGAATGTCATCTCGATGGCTTCCTTGATGCTCATGTACAGCTTCAACAGGAAGTCGTGGAGTAGGTCGTTCAGGGAACCTGCGATGCCACCACCAATTCCAATTCCTATGCCAAGCGACAGCGGGAACTTGTTCTGGAGACATTCCAGCACCATCTCGGGGTTTCTGGACATATCGTTTCCGTCGGAATCCTTGTTACAGCCTGTTACGCATGCGATTGCACGGCAGAAGCACGGGCAATCAATCATGATTTGAAGGAGTTCATCCCAGTTGAAATCAAGGCTGACGCTTGCACCGACACCCACATCGAGAGATGCGGACATCTTGATATCGGATAGCAAATCCGTGATGCACTTGAATACTGCGTCGTTGAAATTCAGCAGGGCTTCTTCAAGGCGTAGACGGGCGGCATCAATCTTTGCGAACAGGACGAATGCAGCCTTTGTCGCAATGTCGATTGTACCCTGAATCCATGCAATCCATGTACCGATTGTCTGGCACAAGGATTTGCTCAAAGTCAGTGCCCCGTCCAGATTGACAGGAAAGTTGAAATTGTTGTACTCCTGAAAGCTGAAATTCAGGTTGGACATCATGCCCACAGCGGCATAGGCGTTGATACCCATGGTGTCCCTGCACCAGTCAAATACGACCTTTGTGCAGTTTGTTGCTTCAAGCTTGTTAGTTACATTGTTTACGGAGTTAGCGGCCTTCTCGACAGCTTCGGTGAAGCTGCTCAAGATGCTAGAATCCGTTTCGGTAGCCGAAGTCTCCTGTCTAGGCGAAATTACGTCTGTAATGCACTTTGCCATTTTGTATGCCGCATGTTTCGATTATAGTTTATATCTGGTCAAAAACCGTGTCTGCATTATAAACTATCATTGAATCGACAGGTGTATTATGGCCTCTACAAACCAAATTAAATCTACTCAAACGTCCACTCAGAAAGCCAATCAGACTTCTGGCAATGACTCAATCAAGTCAATTGCCGATGCCCTTGCTGCATTGCCGAAAGATACTGAGCAGACGATGAAGGGATTTCTTGACCAGCAGATGGCCAATGCGAAAAACGTAAACGACAAGCTGGTTGAACAATTCGGGAGCGCCATCGACAATAGCGAGATTGCTGAATCCTTGAATGAAGTCAAGGAGCATTTCCGCAAATCCAATGAAGAAAGAAAACAGGATGAGGAAGCTGCTAAACAGCAAGAGTTCATGTCGAATATACAGAATGACCTCGAACGGATAATGGAAATCCAAGGTGATTCCCTCAGGGCTGAGTTGAAACGTGATGAGGCCATCAATGATGCAAACCTGAATGAAGTCGAAAATAAGGAAGATGAAAAAGTAGACGAAGAGACCAATGTAGTAAAGGAAGATATCAAGCCTACCGAAGTGAAAGTCGATGTACAGCTTCCTCAACTGGAAGAAAAGGAAACAGTTGAGAACACTCCTATCGAACCCAGCAAGGAAGAAACATTGCTTGGAGATATCGCCAAGGCCCAGACGGAGCAGAATTCCTTGTTGAACGATATTGGTCAGAAGTTGACCGAGGTCGATGAGACTGAACCCAAGGAAGTAAAGCCCAATGAACCTAGCAAGGAAGAGAACTTGCTTAACGACATTGTTACGGCACAGACAGAACAGAACGCATTGTTGAGCGATATCGGCAAGAAGTTGCCAGATGTCGATAGTAACGAGCCTGTAATAGACAATGATGAAGTCAACAAGAAGTTACCCGAGGTTGATGAAAAGGAAACGGAACCCCCTGATGAACCCAAAGATGATTCATCGAAGGAGACGGAAAAACGGGTTTCCGAAGTAAATGACAGCTTGGGAAAAATCAACGATAGTCTGGACGATATTTTAGACCAGTTTGGCGACTCCGTTGCGAACACGGACATCAATGAACCTGTTCCAGTAAATGTTCATGTAGATGTGGAAAACAAGCTGCCTGAACCAGAGAAACCTCCCGTTGACATTGTAGAAAACAAGCTTCCTGAACCAGAGAAACCTGCCGAGGAAATTTCTGATGAACCTAAATCGGTTGAACTTGCCGAAGGTAGTATGAACAGCCTTCGTGAACTTGCCGATACAATCAAGCAGAATGAAGATGAGCTGTTGGAAAAGCTGGGAAATCAGGCGGTTGAATCGAATGCAGAAAATGCTCGTTTGAACAAAGAGTCCATCACTGAGTTGGCAAACGACATTTCTGGTGCCTCCGATGCAATGAACAATCAGGATGACACTCCGTTAAAACCTCGTGAGGATGAAAAGGCTGAACCCGAGGATAACTCACGTAATGAACGGCCTGTTACCGAGAAGAGTCTTCAGTTTGACGAGGAGACGAATCAGGCGACTGCAACGGAAGAACCCGCACCAGTCCTAGATACTAGAATGGATATGGCAGAACGGGCGGAAAGGGACATTACACCTAAATTGAACGAGGTGCAGATGTTCAACAGGATGTCATTGACAAAGGAAGAAATTATGGTGCTTGCATCGGAAATAGGAAAGGCCGTTAGAGAAAACCTTGTTGACAGGGATGGCGACAGGGCTCGTGATGCAGCTTATCTGGATGAAGTTGAACGAATGATGAAGGGTTAGTGTATGGCGGAAAATAATAGCATATTTGGTAAGAGAACCCGTTACGGTATCAAGGAGAGTTACGCACAGGATGCGAAGGGAATTATCCATAACTCCATTAACGAGCTTAATCCTAACGTGGTTAGAATTGAACCTCTTGGCCCTACTGCTCGCCAAGTGTATCTGGGCCCAGTTCATGCCGCAGCCGACGCATTGAAACTGCGTATGGCGTATGCGATGAACCCAGATGCGTTCAAGCCTTTCTATGGAATATTGACTCCCAATGACCTAAGAAACGTGTGCATCAATTTCGCATCCAACTGGACAAGGGAAAATGGCAAAAGTTCGTTTGAACGTGCAGTTGAAATTCTTAAATCACCTGCTGTTGCAATGCCGTTGGGTGCAAATGTTGGAGAAACCATCGGTGAGAAACTTGGTGGTCACGATGCGGCAGGATTTGGATTAGGAACAGCGGCAGGCGCCATTGCTTCTTTCATCGCTGATGGAAAAACTGATAAGAACGGCAAGGGCACATCTCTTGTAGACAAGGTTTCATCATTTGTTGGAAATGTCAGCGAAAAGCTCGGGTCTACTACGGAATTGTATGGAATGGACTCTACATCTACTGGCGCTTCTACCTTGAAACGATATGCTGGTGCAAATATGAGTATTCCAGCAACTCTTACATTTACATGGTATATGCCAGAACAGGAAGACTTGTTCCGTCTTTCCATACACAGGCTCTTGCAGCTTGCTTATGTAAGGCGTGCTTACTCAGACAAGACTGAGTTCTACGATAATCTGAGAGCAGCCACTAACTCTGGTATGCAACAGTCGTTCATCAATGCGAAGAATTTGAAGGATGAACTGGGCGGGGTTGGCAAGGCTTGGGTTGATGCTGGCACTAGCGTTGTGGAGGCTGGTGAGACTATTGCTCTGGACGATGCATCGCTTCGTGAGTTTGCTGAATCGAGAAAGGGGCAGCTTAATGATGGTATCGTTGATGCGGCTGGAAGTGGAGTCAAGGTTGGAAACGCTATTGCAAACGGAATTAAGAACATGACAGATTCCCTTGGCCAGACCATTGATGCAAACGCTGCTGAAATGAGTGAAAATGGACAGTTTGCCGATGCGGACAAGCAAAAGATGGTTGAGGGAATGAACCGTATCATATCTAAGGTATTGGAGGCGTATGTCGAGGGAAGTACGTTCATGGGAGCGAACTTCGTCCTTGTACCAAACCCTGTTCGCCTTACGATAGGAAACATCCTTGATGTCGAACCTATGGTTATTGACAGTGTTAAAATCATTCCTTCGGAAGAGCTGTTCATCAACAGCATCGGTGCAAGCATCCCTGTGACTATGAAAGTACAGGTTACACTGAGCCAGTGGATGACTCCTGGCCCGAACCATGACTTCATTCACCTTATCGGTGACAATCTGTTTTATCCTATTCCTACGAAGGATTCTGACAAGTCCAAGTAATGGAGGTTTATATGGCTGATGAAACGAATTACCCTAGATTCAGGGATGACGAGCTTTCCATGCTGACCTTGGATAATGTTCAGGGTTACGAGCAGGGAAGGCCTGATGTTATCGCTCGCCGTACGATGGGCAGCAGCAGGATGTGCAAGGTTTTCTGTGCGGCCAACCATATCAGAAATCCGTTGCCATGCCGTGATTCGGTTCGTATATTTGAAGAAAGCGTGTATAACGAACTATACATGAAAGGCTATCGTGGCGACAAGTTGCAGGCTGAATACAAGAAGATGCTTGATGAGCTTGAAGAAACTCCTGAATACTGGTTGCATTACAACAACTTATTCAACGGGGTTATCAGCGAGGTTAGTGTCGGAACATCGGTCGTTGTACCACAGCTTAACGATTCTTTGACTTGGTTGAAGAAATACGATTCAAACATTCGATAGGTAGGCATTCATGCTTAATATAGACAACATAGATAGCGCCTCGATAGAAATATACCTCATGGGAAGGGTTTACCCGAATTCCCTCGTGACGAAGTTTGCCCTTACCATACCGTTGAACGGGGTTCCATACGGCATTGCCACTGTACAGAACGTGGACGATTCAAATGCGATTATCCATACAGGCGAATACGGTATAATGAAATTCAATAATACTGGAAGTTCTGCAATGGATAACACTCCATTGACATTCGTCGTCATGGACTCCTCTCCAATCAAGGTTGTGTCTGGTACGAACAACAGCTATCAGGACATCGTTTTCCGTCTGGGTGCGTTCGAGACTATGGACACAAGGACGTTCCAAAAGTACGGTACGTCAACGGAGACGATGCAGCAGGTGTTTAGGCATCGTAAGATTGATGACCCTGTAATCGTAATCCCGCCGAAAACGACGGGTGACATGATGAACTGGATTGTCGTCAAGGCTGACATGGAGAATACCCTTAACGATATCGTGGAGCATTCCTTCCTCGAAGGCGACTATGTGTATTACGCATTCTCGACCGAGAAGTGTAACTATGTCGTATCAAGCATAAACCGTTCAAAGAATTATTACAAGCATCAGATGCTGATGTACTATGTGAACGCAAAGCGTGGCGGTAACGCCTCGATGTTCGAGGATTCTGACTCTGGTTATGTCACTTGGTTCTATACCACTGACAACAGGTGGAGCGATGCTGGCAAGAACAAGAAAGACCTGTTCCCTCACCTTACTTACATGACCCTGACTGACAACAAGCCTGATGTCGGCCTGTGCGATAACGACTGTTTCAGCAAGCTGTTGAAAGGGGCTGGCTACACCAATCAGGAAGAAATCGACAATTCCTTTGGCCCTGCTGGCTATACTTTCGGTGATGCCTATATGATTCGTGACTGTACGGTGAACACTCATAACATGTATCAGGTGTCTCCATTTATCCGTCGCCGTTATATTGCTACCCTTGGAAAGAAGATGAATGTGACATTGACAAACCTGATGGGCCCAGATGTGGGTTCGACTGTGTATGTCTACGCCAAGTCCAAGGAATTGAGGGACGACTTTTCCGCACCTGACCAGATTTACTGTGACGAGTACATCGTCTTGGGCAAACAGATAATTAAAAACGATGGACTTGATAGTGGCTCGGCTACCTCAGAAGATACCCTTATCACCGTCGTTACTCTTGGTTCTCCAAACCTTCTTTACGGCCATCCGAAGGAAGTTGAGGATGAAATTGCCAAGATTAAGTTCCCAGAGTATAACAACGCACAGAAGAAAGTGTAAAAAATGTATTTTATCCATTGTAAAGTAGCTGTATTCAACTATGGGTAAGCTTTGTTGTGATGGAAAATTCGATGTCGGCCTGTATAAGCCGTTGTGTCAACAGCTTGTGGACTTTGGCAACGAGTGTTTTTCCAATTTTGTTGACCGAAACACGCTGATGTGGATGTTTATCTTCTATGACGGGGCGAACGATTGCCCTAAGTGCAGGTCTTCGTTGGCTGAAATTCACGACTGGTTCTACAAGAAAGGTTTGCTGGACAGCTCTAACAACATGGTCAAGATAGTTGTCGAACCAGAGCCAGAGAAGTGCAAGATATATAAGTCGCTTGGTCTAACCCTGAAACCGATGCACATATTCTGCGAACCTGACGGAAAGATTTTCGACATCTTCACTGGACTTCCAGACAGCAAGTGGCTGGACAAGCATATTTACCCGTACATACAGAAGAACATAGGCATGAAGAAGTTGTTGTCTACGATGAAGGAGCAATGATGACGGACATTAAAGAACATAGCATAAAAAGGATAGTTGTCGGTTATACGCTGGACTCCGTTATCGAAGCCCATAACCAGGCACAGAACATAGAGAATGAAGTGGTGTTCTACAACACGGGAACCCTTGGTGAACCCCTCGACAAGTACAATGACTTCATCTCGTATGACGACGCAAAGCGACTCAGCGTCATTCTCCCCGACCTTGAATTCGATGCGTTCCCAGGTTGTGACTACCTGTACATCCCTTATGAAAAACTGAAGTTCAAGAACAGCCGCAACGGGTTGATGTCGCTTCCGCTCAACAAGCTCAGTTTCGACGACGTTGAAGAGTGGAAGGCGGTTAGAGACGGATATTTCGACGAGCATGTTCAGGCTATCCTGAAAGACATGTCAAATTCGCCTACCCGACTGATAACGATGTTCAAGCAGTATTTGCCGAAATGGTTTGTTGACAGCGTTATCCGCAATACGAGTAATACTCGGTGGGCGGACATCCCGACAAGCAACATCACCCTCAATGGCTATCTGTACGAGTTCAACCTTAATCAGATTGACTCGGAAGGCATCCAGATGTGGTACAAGCCGAGAATCAGCTATAATGAAATCTGCAAGCGGATTTTGAAGAAGGACAAGATTCCTGTATATACGGCAACCAAGGAAGATTGCACCCGTTTCCTTACCGACCGTTCAATCGAGTATGTAACCTTCATGGACAACCGAGTTGACCATTACCTAGGCTACCGTAGCGGCATTTTCGACCGCTGTGTGATGTCGGCTGTTCGTTGCGAGCTACCGTCAGTTTTCTCAAACGATTTCGACAACGGCATTATCCGTACACCGACGATGACCCATTGGGGAATATGCAAGTATGGAAAGGATGTCCGTAAACTTTATTCAAAGAAGTT